TTTTATATTAGTTAAATTATATAACTTTTCCATTATTGATTTATTGTTTTTTCTAAACATACTATCAATATAATTTTTCCATTGTTGTGCTATTTTTTCATTTTCTCTTAAGAATAATACATTATCCCACACACTTTTAAATACAGGTATTTTATCTTCAAACCATTTATCATCTTTTACTATTAAAGTACAGTTTCTCTCGATTATTCTATAATATTTAACTTTATGAAATCCAAAATATATTGTTGATATAATATCTCCTTTATCATCTTGTATTTCATCATAAATTTCATTATTTTCTAATTTTCTTTTTAATTCTTCAATCCATTCATCCATTTCTGTTAATGTTAAATCCAATTTAGGAGGAAATATTGATTTTGCTTTATCATACAATGTTTGCATCTTTAAATACCCATCCATATTATCCTCCAAATAATCACTGGGTTCTAAAATTTTTGGTAATACCTCAATTAATAAACCCCTTTCTAAATTTTTTTCTTTACTTTTAAAATCACAATCATTATGTGTATCTTCTAAAAAATCTTCTTTATTTGAATATTCTTCTAATTTATATTGAGCAAAATCACATTCACAAACATCTGTCGTTTGCATTTGTAATTGAGTTTGAACCCAATAATATTGAGGACACATATTATCATATATACCACCCTCAAATTTTAATTGTCTTGAAACAACACATTTGATTTCAAGCATTCTTGATGGAATATTACTTTTACTACCATCTTTTCTAAATGGATGAACTATTCCATCTGGAGAAGCTGAAATATATTTTTGTTTTTCATTTGGTAATAAACCAAATTCTTCAACCACACAATCATTTAAATATTCATAAGATCGAACAACCGCATCTTCATAACATTTACCCCAATAACACGCATTATTTGTTATAAATGTTGAACCAAACACTTTTTTATAAATAAATTTATACTGCGGTTCATATTTATTTAAACCCAAAGCACACCCACCATCTGAAGCAGATATAACTTTATTTCTCAAAGCAAACCACATTGGTGATCTTTGAGGAGGTGATATAATATTTCTAATTCTAAAATAATTATTTTTTATTATTTCAAATTCTTCATCATTATATTCTTTAATTATTACACACTCCCTATTATTTGATAATAATTCTCCATCATCTATCATTTTATACTCTTCATCATTGATTATTTTATTTATTACTTTTTTTAAATGTTTTAAATCACAACTATTTAATTTTTCTTCATTTATTATAACTTCAATATCTTTTATATCAATTATATCATTTATTTTAACAAATTTTACATATTTTTCAATTGCATTTATCAAGTTAATTCTATTCATTATTAATATTATATAAATTTATAATTAATTACATTTTAATATAAAATATGAAAATTATTAAAAAAAAATGTCAAACTTATTATTTACAATAAAATATTAGAAATAATAAAATAAAAATTAACAATTGGAAGAAATTAATAATTATTATTATTATACCCAAAAAATAATGTGATTACTGAATATATAAATGATTTTTATTAAAAATTGATTTTTTATATTTATTATATAATAAATAATAAAATAATAATTATGTCAATAGAAGAAGAAGATTATTGGATTTGGAACAATCATATTTTAGTATTTAAACCAAAATTCAATAAATCTTTAGATAATTATATTGATATTATTAGTAAATATAATAAACTAATATTTTCTAATTATAATGATGTTAATATATGCATAAAATCAAATAATCAATATAATCTTAAAAAATATTTTGAAGGAAATTTTAATAAACAAATAGATAATTTACCTTCAAATATCACTCATTTAACTTTTAGTTTTAAATTTAATAAACAAGTAGATAATTTACCTTCAAGTATTACTCATTTAACTTTTGGTTTTAAATTTAATCAACAAGTAGATAATTTACCTTCAAATATTACTCATTTAACATTTGATTTTGATTTTAATCAACAAGTAAATAATTTACCTCAAAGTATTACTCATTTAACTTTTGGTTGTAATTTTAATCAAGAAGTGGATAATTTACCTCAAAACATAACTCATTTAGTATTTAATTATAATTTTAATCAACCAGTTAATAATTTTCCTCAAAATCTTACTCATTTAACTTTTGGTTATAAATTTAATCAACATTCATATATTCCATTTAGTGTTAAATATTTAAAATTAGATTGTAATAATACATATATAATTAATAATTTATCAAATAATATTGAAGAATTAGAACTTAATTCTAATTTTATTTTAGAATTAAATAATTTACCATCATCATTAAAAAAATTAATTTTTAATAAATACAGTTTGTATAATAAAGAATTAAATTGCTTACCTAAAAAAATAGAATTGCTTCAATTGCCAATGTTTTATAATCATAAAATAAAAAATATATCCACCAAATTAAAAAAAGTTATTTGTTCTAAAAATTATAAATATATTAATGATTTTAAAGGTTTAGAAATAGAAACATATAAATAAAAATTGAAATTTTTATATTTTTATAATTAATAAATAAAATAAATGCAGTTTTTTACTTTAAATAGGAAAGATTTTAATGATAAAGTTATTAAAACAAGAGATACAATAATTAATTATAATTTTGGTATAATAAATGATTATGAAACATATATAACAAATGAATTATTAGAATTATTAAAAATTATAAAAATGTATGATGATAAATTACCAAAAGATTTTATTTCTATAAATATAATGTGTGAGTTAATAAATATTTGTAAAACTATATTTGATAATAAAAATGAAAATTTAGAAAGATTTATTGAATATTATATATTAAAATTTAAGAATTATTATGACTGTATTTATATTCACAAATTATTATCATAAACAATTTTTTTAATTTAATATTTATAACAATTAAATATTATGTATAATTATAATGGAATTGGTCATTTTACCAAATCAGTTATTTGATGTTAAGTATATTGATAAAGAATATGAAATAGTATTATGGGAACATCCGCATTATTTTAAGGATTATAATTATAATAAGAAAAAATTATTATTACATAGAGCGTCTATGAAATATTATTATGATTATTTAAAAAAAAAAAAAAGAAAAGTTAAATATTATGAATTTAATGAAAAACCAAAATTAAATGAATATCATATTTTTGACCCCGTAAATGATATGAAATTATTAAAATTAAAAGGTAAGTATAAAATATTAGAAACACCCAATTTTTTATTAACAAATGAAGAATATGAATTACATAGAAAGAAAACAGATAAATTTTTCTTTAATGGTTTTTATATGTGGGGTAAAGGTATTGTAGATATTATACCAAAAATTAAATCCCAAGATAAAGATAATAGAAAAAAAATGCCTAAAGGAACAAAAATTCCTGGTGTTCCATCTAATTCAAGTGATATAAAATATATAGTTGAAGCATCAAAATATGTAAATAAAAATTTTAAAAATAATTATGGAACAACAGATGATTTTATGTTTCCAATTTCTCATAAAACTGCTAATAATTGGTTAAAAAATTTTATTGATACAAAATTTAAATCATTTGGAGATTATCAAGATTATATTAACACTGAAAATGATTTTATGTTTCATTCTCTTTTATCAACATCAATTAATATTGGTTTAATTAATCCAACCGAAATTATTGATAAAATTAGAAAAATAAAAGGAATTCCAATGAATAGTTATGAAGGCTATATTAGACAATTATTTTGGAGAGAATACCAAAGATATTGCTATAAATATTTTAATTTTAATAGTAAAAATTATTTTGGAAATAGCAAAAAATTAAATAAAAAATGGTATGAAGGAGAAACAGGTATTGAACCTATTGATGATTGTATTATTAAAGCTTTTGAAACTGGATATTTGCACCATATTGAAAGATTAATGGTTATGGGTAATTTTATGAATTTAAGCCAAATATCCCCAAAAGAAGGATTTAAATGGTTTATGGAATTTAGTTGTGATAGTTATGAGTGGGTAATGAAACAAAATGTTTTAGATATGGTTTTCTTTTGTTCTGGTGGAAAAACTATGAGAAGACCTTATGTATCTTCAAGTAATTATATTTTAAAAAATAGCAATTATTCTAAAGGTGAATGGTGTGATGAATGGGATAATTTATATCAAAGTTTTATTAAACGAAATAAAACAAAATTACAAAAATATAGATATTATTTTAAAGGTATATAAAAATTGAAAAATAATATTTATAATAAAAATTTAAAATACAATTTATAATAAAAATGAGAAAAATTTGCAAAGTTTTTGTTATAAAAAATTATCATTATCAAAATGATATGAATGAAGCTTTAGAAATAGCAAATAATGAAGGAAATCATGGTGATATAATATGTGGAAATGATTATCACATGAATTCAACATCAATTATTTATAAACTAAATAATAAAATATACATTATTAAAGCTTTAGATTTAAATGAATTTCCTAAAACTGTTAATACAATACCAATTGAAATTTCAAAATATGTTAAAAAACCTGAAATATTTTATAAAAATTTATTAGATGAATTTAAAAGTTTTAAAAAACAAGAAACTTTTATTTCAAGAGTTATTTTATGTGAAACTCATAAAAAATTTATATTAAATTATACTTCTTTTGATATTGAAAATTATATTTATTCTATTGATACTGAAAATTTATGGAAAAGAAATAAAAATGATTATTATGACTTAAAATGTTTTAATTATAAAAAATAAATATTATATCTAAGGTATATAAATAATTTAATTAAAAATTCTAATAATATTATCAATTTCATTATTACAAATAGGACAATTTTTATTTATATTCTTAGAACAAGTTCTACATAAGCATAAATGACCTCAAGGAACACTCGCATAATTTTTTTTATTTGTTAAACAAATATTACACTGTTTTTCTTCATCTAGTCAAAATAATCATAATGTTTATTATCATTTTGTGTATAAATATAACAATTTATAATTATACATTCTTTAGTATTAGTTTCTAAATTTTTTAATTGATGAACTTGATTTAAATCTGGACTTATCCAAGTAATTTCATTTTTTTAATTAAATATAGTAAAGGTTTTTAATTCATTTTTATCAGGATAAAATTTAACTATTTTTTTTTTAATTATTATAATTAAATTAATATTTTTTTATTTTGTGATAAATTTAATTTTTGGTAAATTTAACATTTATATAATAAATATATATATTTAGTAATACTTAAATATTATATGGATAATCAATATTATTGTTATATTTTACGTTCATTAAATAATAATCATTTAAATAAAACATATAATGGTTCAACAAATAATATAAAAAGAAGATTAAAACAACATAATGGTATAATTAGTGGTGGTGCTAAATCAACTAAAGGAAAAGGTGAATGGATTCCATATGTTATTATAGAAGGATTTGAAACACATAACGAAGCTTTAAGTTGTGAATGGAAAATAAAACATCCAACAAATACAAAAAAAAGACCAGGTAAATTTAATGGAATTAAAGGAAGAGTTAAATCATTAAATTTATTAATTGGATTAGATAATTGGACAAATAATTCATCAGGATTAATTTCCGGTAGAAAATATACACTTTATATAGAAAATGAATATTTAAATTTAATAGATATTAGTTTAAAAAAAAAAAATTTAATTATAAAAGATATATATAATTTTAATATAAATATTTAATTAAATAATATCCAGATGTTTTTTTACCTTCATATTTTTCAATAGTTTTATAAGTTAAATCAGAAATAATATAATTATTATTTGTATAAAAATTTAATGTATTATCTAATGAATGTAATATTACTTTTTTTCTATATTTTGATTTTGATAATTTAATAAATTTTTCAAATTCAGTTAATAAACAATTTCCATATCCATAATCACGATATTCTGTATTTATACCACATAATAATATATAGTAATTATTTATACTTTTAGATAATGATTTTAAATAAATAATAAATCCAATAATCTCATTTTCATTAAAATAACCATTTATACAATACACTAATAACTTACTTTTACTATCACTTATTATATTATCTAAATATTCATTATTTATATTATTACAATATTCCTTTATTATATTACTATACTTATTTTTATCCTTAATAAATAACATCTATATATTACTGTGATATATTTTAAATAAAAAAAAAATTGAAAATATTACTCTTTTAAAAGTTATTATTACTTATTTATACTATTATACCTTCAACAAAGAATATAATGTCAAATAACGCACAAAGTTTTAAACAAGAAAAATTACAATTAATTAACAAATCAACAATAAAAAACTATAATATTGTTTAATTAAAAAAATTTTTTTAGAGACCAGTGGAACCAAAACCACCTTCGCCTCTTTCAGTATTAATATCTAACTCATTAATATCTTTCACAATTTCAACAATAATTGGAATTAAATTAGGAGCGCATACTTGTAATATTCTTTGATATTTTTCTATGTTATGAATATTATCATTAATTAATTGTTTATTTACATCAAAGACACCAATAATATTTCCTCTATAACCAGAATCAATAATTCCAGTGTTATTCGCTAATCTTAATGGAAGTTTTGAGATACTCGAACGAGGATATAAATAATATCCAGTTGGTCTAACTTGTAAATTATTTGATACTTTTTTAACTATTTTAGAAGAACATTTAATTTTATGATTAATTTTAACAATATTTAAATTATTTTCTTGGTCTAAAATTATTTCTTCTGGGTTTAACAAATCAAAACCAGCATCATAATATTCTTTTTCCATTTTCTCATTATGTTCTAAAACTCTTTCAGAATAAATATGTTTTAACATATCATTGTCACTATCAATAAACATTTTTAATAACATATATTCATCACTATAAGCAAAATTCATATTTATATTGATTTTTATTATATTATTTTTAATTATATTAAATTTTCAATTTTTTTTTATACATAAATATTTCTAATAATTTCATCATTAAAATTATTTAATTTATTATCAATAATAATCATAGAATTAATCAAAAATTCATCTGAAGTTTTTGAACCATTAACACAAACTTTGTAAAAATCACTTTCTCTAAAAATATCACCAATAATTTTGGTTATTAGACTTAATAATTTTTTATTATACATAATAATATATTCATTTTGTTTTATTTATGATAATAATTAAATTTTAATTTTTATTAAAAATTGAAAATAATAAGATATTATTACAAATAATAATAATATGAATTTAAAAGATAAAAAATTACTGTCAAAGGTGTATAATGTGCTTTATGATTATAATTCAATTGAAATATTAAATAAAATAGATTTAAATAATATAGATATTTATAAAAACAAAGAATATTTATATCTAATAATAAATATAAATGAAATATTATTATGTAAGTATAACTTTAATGAACTATTGTGGTCTTTAAAAACAATTAAATTTATATTTTTTAATATAAATAAAAATATTTTTAAAGAATTTAAAAAATTAAATTTATTAGCAGAAATTTGTAGTTTAGAGAATACAAGTAATAAAGGTGTATAATGTTCTTTATGATTATACACCTTTATTAGAAGATTAAACATATTAGAATTTAAAAATGTTGATATTTATAAAAATAAAGAATATTTGTATTTAATAATAAATATAAATGAAAAATTGTTATGTAAATATAACTTTAATGAAATAATTTGGGCTTTAAAAACAATTAAATATTTTTTAAAAAAATTAGATAAAAATATTTTTAAAGAATTCAAAAAATTAAATTTATTAGCAGAAATTTGTAGTTTAGAGAATACAAGTAATAAAATCACTAGTATCTAAAATTAGAATAATTCTATAATATAATTTTTTTAAATTATTAGTTTTAAAAATTTTAGAATATCCTATTTGATTTGGAAATACTAAATTGTTATTTTTATCATAAAAAAATAAATAATATATAAATTTTTTATCCAAATATTTAACTTTAATTTTAATTTTATCAAAATTCTTTAACTTTTATATAAAAAATAAAATTTTTTTATGTGTTAAATTGTCATATTAAGAAATGATTTTTTAATCTTTTTATTATTATTAAATTATATTTAATAGAAAATATTATGCATAACTATCCTTCATAGGATTAATAATATCAATTAAATTTGGTAGTGTCATTAATCTTGATTTACAACAATATCTTTTTAATTTTAATGAATTAATAACATCAGTTCTTTTTTT